TTAACAAAGACCTGGGACTTTTCTGTAGAAGTAAACTGTACATCAGAACCATACAATCCACGGTAGTTTCGATAGGCTTTTACCCAGCGCTGCTCTTCAGTTTCTCTTGAAGTAGATGCTTTTGAATACCTGTCTGTAACTAAAGAAACAATAGTTCCAACTACAGGATCAGAGTAACCATCTTTATCTGTGTCTTCAATAGCTCTAGAATCAGCTGAATCCATAGCCATTTCGTTTTCAAAGATTTCGTCTTCTTCCATGTTACTTCCTAATAGCCAAAGGTTGGATCACTTACTTGAAAACCAGAACTTGATGTTGGGTTATAATCAAATAGGCTGCTTCTTGGTCTTGTCATTACACCATAACGCAATGCATCGTATAGGTGGTCTTCTGCATGAGTATCTACATCTTCTGGATTATTCTTATCCAAGGGTATAGAAGGTAGTTGAGAGATTAGGTTTTTGCAAGTGTTAAAAATAACTAATCTAGGTTGTTCAGTAAACTCATCTACTTGAAGTCTTCTGTGTATTTCGTTCTTACCCGATACACGAGAACCTTTAGATCTATCTGCAGGTCTCCACCTGCAACCTTTAACAATCATCTGTTCTGCGAGTGAAGGTCCAGTATCCCCTCGTTTGTGCCAGAGTGAGCTGTCAAGAACTCCGTAGCGAATTTTTTCTTCAGACTCAGCCTCCAGTATCATATCAGCTAGATCTGTGGCTAAAACCTTTTGTACATACATTTCCCTATATACAATTAGCTGTTCATCAGGTGCCACTGCTATCCAGACTATTCCACTATAAGATCCATAACCGTAGTCAGCTGCTCTAAATTTTGGCCAGCTATGCGGTATATCAAAAGGTTCTACTACATGGATTCTTCTGTTAAACTCTGGAAAGGCTGCGCCCTCGTTAATATCCCAGTCACCTTCTAGCAATTGTCTTCTTTGATGTTCAGGTAGCGAAAGCAAGTTAGCTTCGTACATTCCATCATCGGCTAGGTAAGGATTGTCAAACAGTGTGGCTGGAATAAATCTTCTTTTAAATAGTGGTTGACCTTCTCTTGTGTGTCCCTTAGGCCAAGCAATAGTTTCACCAGTTTCAGGATCAGTAGCCCAAAAAGGTTTCCTTTGAGTACCGGGATCAATAAAAGTTTTCTTAACCCACTGATGTCCCGGACCTCCAGGGTTAGTAGTAGCTCTCATGTAAAGTGGTAGGCCACTAGCTTTAGTAGTACGTAGACGAGACCTCATATAGTTCCAGGGATATGGAGTGGACCACTGAGTAAGTTCGTCAAACCCAATCCAGTTAAATGCTTGACCTTGGTATCTCATAACGTCATCGTCACGATCAAGGTACGACATCCAGAGAGTAGCTCCACTGGGTGCTACCCAAGTCTTGTCTCTCTCCATAAACTTGATACCCGGTATTGCTCTGGGGTATAGCTGTTTACTTACCGAGATAAGTTCTCTAAGTTCTTCTGTGCTACGACGAACAAGAAGCATCTGTGCATTTGGGTTATTCAAGTACCGCACAGGATCAGCAATCATTGCGTAAGATTTGCCACCACCAGCTGACCCACCATACAAAACTTCCTGTTCAGTGGAAGCTAGAAATTCTGTTTGTGGCCCAGGGTTAGGTTCAAAAAGAATTTCTCTTTGCGCAGCAGCTACATCAATAGGCTCAGGCTTTACCTGGGCTGGCACTGTCTTCGACAGGACGTCTTTTACCGAGTCTGTTGGCTTCGAGCTTTTCCGCTTTTTCTGCTGCCTCTTTGTACCTTTCGGCATAGAAGCGTTGGATTGAAGCTGCTGCCTTACGTTTTTGCTCAATCTTAACCCTCTTAAACAAACCTACATGAGATATATATCTACCAGATGCTTCACTTAACCAAGCAGCCACCTCACGGTAACTGTACTGACTTAAGTGTTTCTTAGCTTGTTCAAAAAGCTCCAGCTCTTCTGGGATTGGAAGTAGTATATCAGAGTCATCGGGATCTTGTCTATACCCAAATGGAAGAAACCTTCCAACTCTAACTAAAGGTACCCACTCCCATTCACCATTTACTTTTTCAGGTTTAGGTAGTTTCCAAGTTTTAGTTTTCATTTTCTTTTGGAGGCAAAATAAATAAAGGACTTTCTGCTTTCACTTCAATTTTGTCAGTCTTAACAAAACCTGCACGATCCATAAAGTCTTTTGCTGCTGCCATCTTCTCTTTGTTGCCCAGGTCAGTGGGAGATCTCATTACTTGCATCATAGCCCAAGCTGCAGCTGGGCCACGAGTTGCGATAAAGTCTTTAGTTCTTTCAGCTACTTCATTTTTTAAAGCAGACATAAGAGTAGTAGAAGACGTGCCTTCGGCATACCCTGCAAGCTTTAACGCTTTTACAGGGTTGCCTTCAGCCTCTTCAAACAAAGCATCTAAAAATGCTTGTTGTTTCTCTGTTAGGTTACGAGCCATATATCCTCTGCCTAATTTCAGAACGAGTAATTCCAATATCCTTGAGTTCTTTATTACTCATACTTTTTAGGATATAAAAATCTGCACGGCGTTGCTGAGTTTCTTGGATTGAGTGGAGTACTTTTTTAGCGAAGTTAAACATTTTATTCCTCATAGGTTATGCTGCAAGCAGCTTATGAAGAATAGTTTTACATATATAGTTATATCATACCATAGACAATAATGCAACCCCGCTATTACCCTACTGGGATGAAGGTTTCCGTTACAGTAAGAATAGTGTCAATGTGCCCAGCAGATGTAGGTACGTTTTGTATCTTGTCACCCGGCTGCAGTACTAGGTCGATGTCGGAAAAGGTAACGTAATCACCTGCATTTAAACTCTTACCTGAAAGAAAGTGAGACGTGTAGTTATCAGCTGCTACATACCACTCTACATCTACAGAGTTTGTACTACCACCACCATTAACTATGTGGATGAACGTAACCTCAGCTACACAATTAGCAGGACATGTATATACAATCTCTGTAGCAGTGCCACTGTTGTGGCCATACACAGAACGCATACGTGATGGTTTACCTGGATTGATTAAAGACATATATTCCTACTTTGATTTTTTACGGGCTGCCATAAAACGATTAAAACTTTCTTCAGTTTTACCCATAGAAATAGGAAGACCCGCAGCTTTCTTTTCTTCATTTGACATGTTTTGAAATCTTTGGTAACTAGGGTTTGCATTTTGCTTTCTAGCTATTTCTGCTATCTGTCTTTTTTTAGTTTCGGCACGACCGTCTCCACGACCACCTTTAAGAAGGTTTTTAACTTCTATCTTGTCTGGATCAGATGTAGGTCTGGCTTTGGGCCGCAAAGATTTCTTAGGGGCTGCTGCTTTTGCTGAAGCCTTCTTGAGATCTTCTGCATAAACTGCAGCCATTACCTTACCATTCTTATCGGTGTAGTACAGTGCCCCAGCTTTTTTAGCGGCTGCAATACTTTTATATTTTCCAGCCTTAGCTTTTTCTTTAGCTAGGGTTGAGCCTTTAGCTTTAATTTGATTATTAAGATATGTACGAAGTGCGACAGCCATTACTTCTTTCCTTTTGACTTAGTTACTTTTTTAGCTACCTTAGTAGTCCAGGCTTCATTCTCAGGCGTACTTGGATCATCCTTTACAAAGTGCCCTTTGTCAGTACGAGCACGGACTCTCTTTGTTGTAAGAATCTCATCAACCTTAGAATCTACACACCACATCTGACCGTAGGGGTCAGTGGATGCTAGCACGTCACCCATACGAGTTGTGACGTTTTCTTCAGTTACGGCATAGCCATGCTTTTCAAGTTCGTCTTTATAATCTAAGAAGTTCATTTATTTTTACCTTGCGTTGGTTTCATAGAAGCACCACAGTTTGCCTTAGTGACCGAACCACCGTGTGCATAACCAGATTTCATAGGCTTCTTTTTAGCCATACCACCACCCATGTAACCAGATTTATGATCTGAGTCTTTCATCATAGTGCCATCAGGCATTTTGTGATAACCTTTTTTCATTGTGAGTCCACCCTCGTTTGCTCTAAATTTTGCTGTTTTCTCTGCGATTTTCTTTGGTTGCTTTACAAATTGCTTGCCTGCCGCCGTACCTTTACGTTTAGTTGCGGTAGTAGCTGCATATTCTGCAGGAGATAAAGACTTAATAGCTTTCTCTGGTAAGTATCTCTCACCAGTCTTAGCACTAGGCTTTCCACTCTTTGTGCGCCACTTCTGTTTTGTCCAGTTCTTTAGAGACTTTTGGGGAGCCTTCATGACGTGTAGCCTCCACCTTTAGCTTTGTATTGCTTTGCAACCATCTGGGCTTTTCTCGCAGACCATTGTCCAGGCTTTCCACCTTTTGAACTCGCCTTGGCTTGGGCCACAAGTTTCTTACGCATTGTTGGTTTGGTATAGTTACCAGCTGCATTTACTGTAGACTTCTTTGCTTTAGTCATCAGGCTGACTCTCCTATTTTAAAACAGCCCCACTTAGAGTAAGCACCCTGACTCATAACGTAATTAGAGACTATCACTGCATCTTTTTCACAGGACTCCAGTGTGGAAAATAATTCACTGCTTTTAGATAGTACTTGACATGAAGTAACATCCGGTTGATAGCACACTAACACAACAGCTAACCACATTACCACTTTACCTTGTCTGCCCAATAAGCTGCAGACATTTTACCCTTCTTAATATTCTTAGCGTGTCTAGCTTTAAAACTAGCACGTTTCTTTTTCATCTTGTCAGATTCACCTGACTTAGGTTTACCTGCAGTTGATGCACCCTTTTCACCAAACTTAATATATTTGTACTTACCACCTTCAGAAGCCATAACATGATGAGACTTACCACTGTCATCATTTAGACGTTGTGGTTTGTTGACGCCTTTAAGTCCTGCGTCTTTCATCTTAGTTTTAACTCTTTCAGGTATAGCCATCTTACTGCCTTTTAAAGTAGGGGGAACATGGGTGACTCACTATTTACCCCCGCTGTATTTAAAAACGTCTGAGTAATTAAATACTAATCACCAAATTACATCAACTCAAAATGAGGACCGTCAATAAATGGTCTTCTACCTTGAGAACGTCTAAGGTCTACGTATGCCATCATAGCATCTTCTGCTGTGCCTGGGTAGTCCCTAATATCACCTTCTGACCAAGCTGCACCCCACTTAATAGCTACACCAAGCTCCTTAGCTGCCTCTTTCATTGCGTCACAGAGGTCATCATATACGTTCAACTCCCAGCAACCTTTGCCATCTACATAGGCCATGAGGTCTACCGCACGTCCATCTAGGTGCTTAGACTTCATAGTCTGGGACTTACCTGCAGCTACAAGCTTCTCTTGCTCTTCTACTGTACGTAAGCCATAGATAACTCCGAAGTCTACTTTAGTAAGCTCAATAGCACGTTTGACTACAGCCACTAGGCTCTCATCTACGCCTTTCATCTTAGCTAGGCTACGGTTAGATAGTTTAAATGTCATTACTTTTTTCCTGTAAAGAATTTAGATACGGAACGCATACCAATGCTGGCACTTACGATACCACCTAATGAGTACTGATACCATGTAGGCATAGTTTCTAAGGCAGTAAATCCAGCTTGTACAATTGAGTTACCCCATTCACCACAGAATGCAAGAATAAGAGGGATAGAAAAGAGTAGGGTAATCCACTCGTCTTTCCAAGAGTTCTGGGTACTGTTCATTGCAGCAATGTCCCAGTCAAGCTCACCAGTAGCTTGCTTAACTCTTATCTCTGCATTAGCTTTCTGAACTGCTACCTTACCATCAAGGTAAGAAGAAGCTAGTCCACCCACTGCACCTATGATTTGACCTATCATTATCTAAACAAACCTTTTTTACGATAGTCTATATTAGAAACTACTCCACCCTTACTAAACTTACCGCCTGTAGTAGTTAGATCTGGTCTATCTGCTCTCATATCTTTAAGATTTTCCAAACGGTTTTGAAGTCTGTCTATCGCTTTAAAGTCCGGTTTTTCCGATTTCATTAGTTCCCGAAGCTGACTACGTACATCACTCATTCGAGATTCAATAGATTTACGGGGGAGATCGGGATTCTTTAGAGATGGATCAAGTTTTTCATCTGCCTTTCTTTTTTCCGCTCTTTCTGCAGCACGGAAGGACTTACTGTCGGAGGGTTTAGGAGTAGGACTTGTACGTTTACGTCCAAGAGTTGACTCTAACGAATCTTTTTTTCTTGCTTCTGCAACTGCTTTTTTACCGTACTTTTTAACTGCAGCAGTTACACCCTTTTTAGCAATGTAACTAGCTATTGCAACTGCTAGTGGAATTAGTGGACCTGCCATTTTAAGTTCTTTCTTTTACTGTGTGTTGTACTTTTTCTTTATAAGAAATTATCTAGGGTCACCCTTTTCTAACGTAGGCTTTTTAGCTAGCTTAGTTACGCCCATAAAGACTGACACTACACCAGCTACAGATACAAAGTATACAGAAGCCATGCTTCCAATAATAGTCGAGGCGTTCTCTAAACCTAAGAAACTGGTAATGACTACACCAGAAGGATACAATAGCATACCCCACAGTGCAAACCAAGCCATCTTCCTAGTCTGATCCCTGTGTGCATCGTCGTCTTCTATGCGTCTACGCTTGTCATCTAAGGCTAACTTGTCCCACTCCACTTGGTCAATGCAGCCACTACCGTCTACATCAGCCTTGTCAAACTCAGTCATCCGTATTCTCTTTCTCGTGTAGGATCTAGTACATCTTTACGTTCTAGCATACCTTCTAGGTACATAGCTCTCTCTACGTGATCCAGAGTGTACTTAATTCCTGTATCTTGGTAGATCTTTTCTCTTACATAGAATACATCAGACCTTGGTATATGTACTCTTCGTAGTCTAGCTTCATCTTTACCTGCAAGAGCTAGATAAAATTCCTCTAGTACAGAATCTGAAGCAAACATTTTTGGTTTTGACATGAATAGTTATACCTTTTAATTCTAAGACGTCAACCCTAAAAGGGGACGACAAAGAAAATTTGTACATCCAGATTGTACTTTAGTATATACTAAAGTATTACTCTAGTAATATATTTATTATATTATTAAAGTAATAATAATAAAGTATATACTTAAGTATATACTTAAGTTCTTACTCTAGTATGTACTTAAGTATATTATATAGTACTTTCTGCCCGGCTGTCAAGGGGCAACTAAAAATAAATATTACTTTTATTGATTAGAAGTAGGACATACCTGTCGTATTTGTAGTAACACCCCCGATTCTACGCCAGAATAGCATGAGAGCTACGGAGAGGCCGTTTGAGTGGGGGTAAAGTTCTTTTATAGGGCGACATACCCGAGTGATACTAACGTCATTCTACGGGGCTTACACGATATGTAACATTATAACACTATTTATTAGTAGAATAAAGCTATAAAATATAGTTTAGAGGACAAAATGCCGCAGTTTATAGTGTTATCTATAAGTAGTTAACAGATCTAAAATTCACCCCCGCTGTCATTGGGGATATACGTATACGGGCGGGGGGCGGCTGGCCCATACCGGGGTAGTAATAGGGCAGCACTACTGACCTAATGTGGGAAAGCGGCAGGAAACTATAGCTAAACCATTGATATCATTAGGTAATTTATACAATAGATCATTGCATAAGGGCAGTTGTTCACGATTTGTTCTGGATTATTGCAAATGATAATCGTTCGCAACAATCATGTAAAACATCAGACCCCCAATAGGTCAACTCTACTGACCTACCCCACTGTTCTCCTTTTGTTCTACTCGACCAATCTTATGTCAACAATGAGGCACACCGCCACAATCACGCCACAATTCCATGAACAAAACAGGAACATCCCCTTAGAGGCCAATTTTAGCCTGTTTCATTGCCCTAATGGTTTTTCCGGTACCTTACCCCACAGAAATCTATTCCCCCTATTTGTTCTCCTTTTGTTCTACTATTGTTCTTTCCACCGGGTATATACTATATAATAGATAATATGTTCTCGTTTTGTTCTCTATTCTTTCGTCTAATTGAGAACCATTCGCAACAACTACCTAAGCTATTGAAAACATTAGATAACCACCCACAACAACTATCTAAGTTATTGAAAAAATTAGATAATCAATATTAATTCAAATTAATTGCATTTTTATTATCTAATGAAAACAACAGGTTACAAGCTAACCCACTGAAACTATTAGCTAATTTAATTTAATCTTTTATTATCCAACGAAAACAAATACTTAGAGCAGGTAGAAGAATATTACCCAATAAAATCAACTACTTACTGGGTGTTGACTGCCTATCAATTACCTGATCTATGCCGATTATCGGATTTAAACGGAGCTTAGGTGACCAAGAGAATTCGATAGGCCACTAGCAGACGGATTGGCACCCACGTTATTTGAAAATTGAATAAGTGCCATGTGATGCCTAGGGTCTGACAATCCCGATTATGGATATAATCACGCAATGATGATCATGGCCTAATAATATTGCAAACAGGTTCGATATCGTCCCTGTGGGTGACAACATTTAAACAGTAATGCGGCCCGAAAAATTCAGATATAAACACCAAAACACATACGCCCATCATATAGGAG